CCCAGAAAGCGCGGTGGGCAAACGGTTTACACACAGGAATTGGCCGACGAGATCTGTCTGCGCCTGTCCAATGGCGAATCGCTCAACGCCATTTGTAAGACCACCGGCATGCCAGGCGAGGCAACCGTCAGGGACTGGCAGTTGAATGACCTGAACGGATTCGCCGCGAAGTACGCGCACGCGAGAATTGCACAAGCGCACCGTTGGGCTGAGGAGATCGTCACCCTGTCAGACATGACCCCCCCGCTTACCCCGGACGGTCGGTACGACTCTGGCGCCGTAGCTCACCAGCGCCTCATGGTTGATACGCGCAAGTGGTTGCTGTCAAAGGTGTTGCCCAAGGTGTATGGCGACCGCGTCAATCTGGACCACGCTGGCGAAATCACCCTGACCGTCATCACGGGCGTGCCAAGTGCCGATAAGTCTTGACTACAACCCGCGCCAGTGGCAGCGGGAATGTCACCTGAAGCGCAAGAGGTTCACCGTGCTCGCCCTGCACCGCCGTGCCGGCAAGACTGAACTCGCCATCATGGAGCTTCTGGACAAGGCTCTGAAATGCAAGCAGCCGCTCGGGTTCTTCGTGTACATCGCTCCGTTCCTTCGCCAGGCCAAGGCCATCGCATGGGCTCGGCTCAAGGACAAACTTCGCCCGATGCGCACGACCGGGGCCATCGACATCAACGAGGTGGATCTCGCCGTCGTTTTCAAACACAACGGCGCGACCATCCGCCTGTTCGGCGGCGACAACCCCGACGCCCTGCGAGGCGTCCGTCTAGACGGCTGCGTGATTGACGAGGTCGCCCAGATCAAGCCCGAGGTCTGGACCGACATCGTTCAGCCTGCCCTGTCCGACCGCAAGGGCTGGGCGATGTTCATTGGCACGCCGTCTGGCATCAACCTGTTCAGCGAGTTGTTCTACCGCTCCAACGGCCTTGAGGACTGGTGGTCTGCCCTCTATACCGTCGATGATACTGACGCCATCGACCGTGACGAGGTCAAGCGCCTGCGCCGCGACATGCCCGAAACGGCGTTCGCTCGTGAGTACCTGTGTGACTTCAGCGCCGCCGGCGACGACCAGCTCATTACCCTGTCCGACGCCGAGGCGGCAGCACGGCGCCAATACTCAGACGGCGACATCATTGACTCCCCGCTGGTCGTCGGTGTTGACCCTGCCCGGTTCGGCGATGACCGCAGCGTGATCGTGCTGCGCCAAGGGCTCGTCGTGTTTGAGCCGCAGGTCTACCGTGGGATCGACAACATGGGCCTGGCTGGCCGTGTCGCCAACGTCATTGAGGAGCGCGACCCGGACGGCGTGTTCATCGACGTGGGTGGCGGGGCGGGCGTGATCGACCGGCTGCGCCAGTTGGGCTACGGGATCGTCGAGATCAACTTCGGCGGCAAGGCCAACAACCCCGGCTTGTTCGTCAACAAGCGCACCGAGATGTGGTGGACGATGCGCGAGTGGATGGAGCATGGCGGCTCGATTCCCAACGACCCGTACCTGAAGGCCGAACTCGCCACCCCCACGTATTCGTACGACTCCAACGGCAGGCGCGTGCTCGAATCCAAGGACGACATCAAGCGCCGGCTACAGGGCGGGGCCAGCCCGGATATCGCCGACGCGCTGGCGCTGACGTTCGCGTTCCCCGTCGGCAAGCAGCTCCCACGCGAGGTGCGCGACCGCATCGACACACGGCCAGGCGACTACGACCCATACGAGGGCATGCAATGATCAGACCAATGACACGCGAGGACACGACCGCCATCCTGCCTATGGCTAGGCGGTTCCTGCAATTCAGCGAGTACCGGGCACTGAACGATGAGTTGTCAAACGAGTGCATTACCACGGGCATGGGCTCGGTGATCGACATGAACATGTCGCTTGTGGCCGACGACGGCGACCGCATCGTGGGGTTCCTGTTCGGGATAGTCGGCCCGCTTTGGTTTGCCCAGCACATTCAGGTGGCCGTCGAACTGGCGTGGTGGGTAGACCCCGAGCACCGCGGTCTGGCCGGCGTCAGGCTGTTGCAGACGTTTGAGCAGCTCGCCCGGGAGCGCGGGCTGCGCTACGTTGCCATGAGCGATCTTGTGTTGAATGGTTCAGAACGGTCACCTGCGGCCCGAATTCTCGGACACTTTGGATACACTTTGTGCGAACGGATGCACGCTAAGGAGATTTGACATGCCCATATTCACGGCAATCGGTACGGCTCTAGGTGCGTCGGCAGCAGCAGCAGCAGCGACGGGCGCGGCTGTCGCAGGAGCAGCAGCAGCAGCTGGCGGTTTGGGTTATTCGATGTATGCCGGCGAACGTGCCGACAAGGCGCAGAAGCAGGCGCTAGGCGAGCAACGTCAGGCCCAGCAGCAGGCCGCAGCGCAGGCCGCTTCGCAGCAGCGCCGCAGTGCGCAGGCGATGGCAGCGGCCAACCGCAGGCAGCCAGACATGAGCAGCATTATGGCGGGAGCAGCCGAGGGCGCAGGTGGCGGTCCGACCAGCACCATGCTGACTGGGCCGACTGGCGTCAACCCGCAGGATCTGGCGCTCGGGCGCAGTTCACTCCTCGGAGGCTGACATGGCCGCGTTCGGCAACATCAGACCACCAGCCAGCGACCAAGGCACGGCAGATGCATCCCGTCCGTGGATGACTATTCCCAAACAGCCAAGCGGTGGTACTGGTGGATTCTTTGGTGGGAAACCGCAAGCCGAACAGCGTCCGTTCTTTTCGCCGATGAAGACCGAGGATCTGGTCAAACTCAGCGCAGAGGATCGCGAGGCATATTTTGCCGACTTCGCCAAGTACGGAAATCCACTATCCGGATTGCGGCTCATGGCTGGACCCGGTGGAGGAATCATGGGTGCGCAAGGTGGAGGATTGATGGGCGTCGGCGCGTTGATGGGAGCCGCGCAGATGTCACTTGAGAACCAGCGTCAGGCACTGAACGACCTGCTGTACCCACGCGCACCGGGCGGTTTCCTGCCACGGGCTGTTCAAGGTCAACGCACCCCTAACGCACCAGGCGCACGATGAGCGAATACACCAGCGACGCACAGTCCTACCCAAGCGCACCAACCCGCGACAAGCTGTTCACGCGATGGGGGCAGCTCAAGTCTGAGCGGGCGTCGTGGCTGTCGCACTGGCAAGAGATCACGACCTATTTGCTCCCGCGCAACGGGCGCTACTTCCGCCAGGACCGCGACAAGGGATGGCGCCGGCACAACAACATCTACGACAACACGGGCACCCTCGCACTGCGCACGCTCGGCGCTGGCATGATGGCGGGCGCAACCAGCCCCGCACGGCAGTGGTTCAGGCTGGCGACTGCCGACCCGGAACTGAACTCGTACCAGCCCGTCAAGTTGTGGCTCGACGACGTGACGCGCCGCATGCAGCTCGTCTTCCAGAAGTCGAACACCTACCGTGCATTGCACACGATGTACGAGGAACTTGGTGCTTTCGGCACGGCCACGAGCATCGTGCTGCCCGACTTCAAGAACGTCATCCACCACTACCCCGTCACGACGGGCGAGTACTGCATTGCCACCGACGCGCAGGGCCGGGTCAACACGCTGTACCGCGAGTTTGAGATGACGGTCGCCGCGATGGTCAAGGAGTTCGGCTACAAGAACTGCTCGACGACCGTGCGCAACATGTGGGATCGCGGCACGCTCGACCAGTGGATTCCGGTCATCCATGCCATCGAACCTCGATCCGACCGCGACCACAAGAAGCGCGACAACAAGAACATGGCGTGGGGCTCGTGGTACTTCGAGGTCGGAGGCGAGGACGGCGTGTTCCTGCGCGAGAGCGGGTTTGAGCAGTTCCCTGCGCTCGTCCCTCGCTGGGCTACCGCCGGCGGCGACATCTACGGCAACAGCCCGGGCATGGAGGCGCTTGGCGACATCAAGCAGCTTCAGCACGAGCAGTTGCGCAAGGCCCAAGCCATCGACTACCAGACCAAGCCTCCGCTCCAAGTTCCCGTGTCGATGAAGAACCGCGACGTCGAGACGCTGCCCGGCGGCATCTCGTTCGTGGACGGCGCGTCAGCCGGCATCAAGACTGCGTTCGAGGTCAACCTCAACCTCCAGTACCTGCTCAACGACATTCAGGACTGCCGCGAGCGCGTGCGTGGTGCGTTCTATGCCGACATGTTCCTGATGCTGGCGGGCCAGCCGAACACCCGCATGACGGCCACCGAAGTCGCCGAGCGCCACGAGGAGAAGTTGCTCATGCTCGGGCCGGTGCTCGAGCGCCTGCACAACGAACTGCTCGACCCGCTGGTGGACATCACGTTCACCCGCATGTTGCAGGGTGGCATCATCCCGCCGGCACCTGAGGAGTTGCAGGGCATGGACCTGAACGTCGAGTTCGTCAGCATGCTCGCCCAGGCGCAGCGTGCCATCGGCACGAACTCGGTTGACCGCTTCGTTGGCAACCTCGGCCAGATCGCCACGATGAAGCCGGACATCCTCGACAAGTTCGACAGCGACCAGTGGGCCGACATCTATGCCGACATGCTCGGCGTTGACCCGTCGCTCATCATCGCCGACAAGGAAGTCGCGGCCATCCGCACCGCACGCAACCAGGCGATGGCGGCCAAGGAGCAGGCGGCTGCGTTGCAGCAGACGTCGCAGAGCGTCAAGAACATGGCGCAGGCTCCGACCGGGCAACAGAACGCATTGACCGACGTGATGAACATGTTCAGCGGATACACCAGCCCATCGGCGCTGGAAGTTTGAAAGGACCACCATGCCATACCTGAAGCAAGGCAACAATTTTCTGTACGACAGCACGACCAACGACATCATCGGCATCAAGGACGCGGACGGCGGCGAGATGTATTTCTCGTCACTGACGCCGTATCAGCCTGCGGCCTACGGCAGCACGACGAGCATTGGCATCGTCGCACCGGCTGCCACGTTCACCAGCCTTTCGGCGTCAGACGATGGCAGCGGCAACGTCCTGCTGTCGAGCGCAGGTGTGCATGGTCTTACCGACACCAACGCGCTTGGCCGGCACGTGTACGTGTCGTGGTCGGGTGCTGGCACCGACGGCCTGTACGAGGTGCTTGACGCTGACAGCAACACCGACGAACTCATCATCGACTACCCGTACGACGCTGGGCTCGGCACCCCGCAGACCAGCAACGTGACCGCTGACATCACCATCGTGTCGCAGGTCATCCCGGCCAACACCGCCAAGGTCGGCATGTCCTACCAGCTCGACCTGCTGTTCGGCATGACGGGCAGCACGAACAACAAGACCGTCAAGGCCAACTACGGCAGCGCGGCTTGGTATTCGCAGACCGTCGCCGCCAACATCCAGAGCGTTTGCGTCGAGAAGAAGGCGTGCGTCAAGGACAGCACCACGATCATCTCCAACGCCCTCGCTGCACCCGGTCACGGCACCAGCACCGGGGCCAACGTCAGCATGACGCCCTCGGGCGGGATCGCTGCCGTCCAGACGCTCCAGATCGTCGGGACGATTGCAACCGCCGATGAGTTCATCGACCTGGTGGCGTGGAAGCTCAAGATGAACGGCGCCTGATGTCGAACTACGACCCACTCGACATCCGTGGTCAGGAGCGCAGCAAGGCCGAGCGCGACCAGCGTGAACGCCTCGAACGCGAGAACGAGGCCGCCGACGTCAAGTGGCTGATGAACAACAAGCGTGGCCGGCGCATGGTGTGGCGGTTGCTGGACAGGGCCGGAGTGTTCCGGTCCTCGTTCGCCACCAACAGCATGACAATGGCATTCTCTGAAGGTAACCGTAATTACGGCCTACAGTTACTTGGTATTATCCACGCCGTATGCCCGGAACTTTATCCGGTCATGTTGAAGGAACACACGAATGAACGAACCAACGACGATGCTGGCGACCCCAACCAGTGAGGCGCCCACATCATCGAATGCCAGC